TAGTGACATAGTTCCATGTTGTCGTTGAATCTATTGTTGCATTTTGTGGGCTGGCAATATTTACAGATGACACTGTCCCCCCGACCTTTAATATCTTTAAGTTTTGACTCGGATAACCTATGGTGCCATCAGCAATTTTAACTACTGAATTTATTTTGGTTTCCATAAAACCGTATGATCCATTGGCATCTAACTCTAATAAATCTTTTTGAACTCCTCCGTCATTAACATTAAGAATAATCTTCTTATCTAGGCTTTCATTTTTAATCAGGAAGTCATCTGCAATCGTAGGATTGTAGCAAATGTTTGTATCAAGATTCAGCAAGTCAATTGCTTTTATGACTATATCTAGTGCTGAAGTGAGTGGGTTAAATCTAAAGCTCACGAATAAACTACTTTTAAAATGTTATCCTTAGTGCTGTCAACGTAGTCAACAGTTACAACTCTGACTGAGGCGGCGGATAGTGTATAAGTATAAACTTCCTTAGTTGTGGTAGGGTAGGTTATGTCTATCGTATCATATTCCGTGCCCGCGCTAAATTTATCAGAAAATACACGAAGCAAAGACACCGGTGAACCGGTATCAGGGTCGATCTTTCCTGTCTTCCATGCGTCAAGTGCGTTTATTAAATCCATGCGTTCCTTTATTTATCTTCTTTTTTTATTTTCTTTTTTAATTTTTTAACTTCTTTCTTTGCTGGTTTTTCATCTTCTGAAATAAACCAATGCTTTCCACCAACTGAATTTAATTCTTTCAGGTTGTCTTCGCTTAAATCAAAATCTTGAAAAGCGTGAGTGATTACATGTTTCCCTAAGTGCATCTTTCCATGCGGGTGTCTTCTTCTTAATTTTAATTTCATTTTTATCCCTTTAAAAGACCCGGCCAATTGAGGCCGGGAAAATTTATTAAGTATTAGTTGTCTTCACACATTTTTGCCATAAACCATATCCGAAAACTTCTCTTGAGTCAACGCCGTAGGCGAAATTTTTTCTCATAAATCCGTTATCAGACTCACCTTCTAAAGCACTAAATTCTGCTTTCTGACGAACTTGTCTAATAAAAGGCTTGATACCTTCGTTCATGTTGACCAAGTACCAGTCGTTACCATCAGTAAGTCTACCAGAGCTTACGATTGCAGAAAGTTTTCCTTTCATTGTATTAGATGAATTTGAAATCTGAACACTTGTATTAAGTTCTTCAAAAAGGCTAGTCATTCCTAAAGGACAAACTACGCCAAGTTTTGGCGGGGTCTCATCCATTGGCTCGCCAGTGTCGTCAAGGTATCCACGCATTGCAGCTTCAGCAGCAATCATATCGGCCTTAAGAAGCGCAAGGGTAATTCCTGTTCCTGTTAAAAGATTTGATTGAGTTCCAGAATCTCCTTCAGTATGTGAAGCAGAAAAGAAAGCTAAACCATCATAACAAAGAGCGGTTGTTCCGGCAATAAGCGCATCAAAGAAAAGTTTTCTAGGGTGTTGCTTAGCTCTTACAGCTAAATCTTGAATTCTAATCTTAACGTTACCAAGACGATCATCTTCAAGATCATTTTTGTTAACAGAAAGCGTGGCCTCATAATCTTTGTTTGTTAAAGAGTAATCGAAATCATTTAAAGATTTCAATTGTCTTTCATCAACCCATTCTTGCATTGATGGAGATTGACCTAACCAACCATATTCTTCATCCCTACCATCTGAATTTGTTTCTAAAATAAAAGGCATAATTTCTGAAGGGTCTTCTGCTCCAGCATACGCCTTTATGAAAGTAGCTCTTAGGCCTCTTTCTAAAGTTTTTTGTCCTACTACTGTACTCATTTTATACTCCTGTTTTAAATTAAGTTATTATAAAGCGTAACCATCAATTCTAACCCATACCGATGTGGCAGAAACAAACACTGCAAAGACACCAACTGCTTGCTCGTTTGCACCTTGAGTCTTTGAAACTGTTTGGTCGTCAGAAGCATAAGCCACTTGGCCGATGTCTGTTTGAGCAATTGTTCCTGTTCCAACCATTAAAAATAAACCGGTCTTCTGGACTCTTACAGAAATGTCTCCTGCTGAACCTGCTGAGTTGTCTGCTTTTTCGAAAGCTATTCCTGCGAAGACCCCTCCGACTTCAGCTGCTGCTGGAGCAATATATCCTGCAGCGTTATGCTTTACTAAAGCACCCTTATAAATGATGTCAGCGTTTACCACTGGGCAGTCAATTAATTTTCCTTCTTTCTCGCCAATATTTTTGTTGGCTGCTAATGCTGTCATTCATTACTCCTTAGTGTTTGATGCGATAAATTCTTCATCAGTCAAATCTAAACTTTTAGCTAATTTCTTTTCTTCAGCTGAAAGATTAACTGTTTTAGAATCTGCGATTTTGTCAGTTCCAGATGCTTCAACGTTTACTTTCTCATTAAGAGCAAGAACTTCTAGCATTCCTTTACCTTCGTTAAGTGCAACCAATTGAGCCGCAGAAATTTTGTTCTCTTCAAAAAGTTTTTGATTGAGAGCTTCTTTCTTTTTCTTTTCAACTTCAGCTTCTAATGATGCGACCTTATTACTAAGATCAACATTTTTAGCTTCTGAAACATCTAGCTTTGTTTGCACAGCTACAACTTTACCATTCAACTCAAGCAATTTGCTTTCATGAACAGAAAGATCGATAGTGTTTTCTTTTGACATTTCTTCTTCTCCTGTTTTGGTTTTGTTATTTAATTCAACAATAGCATCCATTTTTAAGAATGGATAATTGGTCAATGCTCCTCCTAAAAGAGTTGGCCCGTGAGCTTCGTCCGTATGTGGGTGAACATAATTGAATCTAAATTCTGGACTGAAATACCGATACTCTTTTCCGGCAAGAGCCGTAGTACCTTTCGTGTTCCAAACAACTTGTCCGTAGAGTGTTTGCTTATCAAAAGATAAGAACACATCCTTAAACCATCCAAATGCCTCGTTCTTCAGATGGTCTTCGTTAACGGCCAAATCAACTCCAACAATTTTCGATTCAAAATTATTTGCCATTGATTCTAAAACTTCTTCTGTTATATTTATTTCACCATAAGAAGGGTGATGTCCTTTTGCAACTCTTGCAATTTCTATTACAAAAGGAATTCCCTCGCTAAGGTTCAAAGTTTGGTTATCGCTAAAGAGTCTAGAACACCCTATGAGCTCTTCTCCTTTATCATTAAAGTTAATCAATGAGTCGGACATAATTGGAGCTAGGTCAGCTGCATGAGCTGTGACTCCTCTTCTTATTTCAACTTGGATTTCTGTATCAAGATCAACTTGAGAAGGAGATACCAAAGAGACAACAAAGAATCCGTCGCCTTTAAAAATCTTTGGCTCATAAGAAATATATTTATCCTGTAAATATTCTCTGACTTCTTTCTCATCTTTATATACCTTAATATCAAAGCTCATGGTATGGATAATTGTTTTGTCGCCAACTTTGTTATCTTCGAGGAATTTCTCGGTATCAACTTCGGCTTCGAGAATATTCTGCTCTCTGATTAATGATTTTAAAAAACTCATAATGTCCCTTTGCCGTCACAGGCAGCGCACTTTCTAGTGGTACCTTTTGAATCTTCAATCACACCCATACTATGACAAATTGGGCAGGACTGAACTAGGTAAATAAAATATTTAATTAGCTTCTTCATTAAACCTTTCTTTATTAAAGTTTTTTATTAATGCTTTCAGTTTTCTTTGTGCCGTTTGTTTCGCAACGGCTTCAACATATTTTGGGCTGCAATGAGCGGCAAAAGATTTATATTCTTGTCTAGTTTCTTCTTTATACTCTTTAATCATAAGTTGTGCTTCGTTCATAGTGTTATACTCTTTTTAGCTGTTGCGCTAGGCGATAAAGATTCAACGTTTAAATTTTCCGTTCCTTTACTCACTTTTAAATTAGCTCTTAAATATGATTTACAATTATGATGGAGAGGCGGGGTATACCTTAGTGACTCTGCATCATTTGTTTTAAAAGTTGTTCCTGCAAGTTCTTTACAGATAGAAGTTTGAGGAGCGATGTTTACAAAGGTAAAAGAATGAATTTCATCTAAAACATCTGAATTGAAAAAGAAAGTATCTCTCCCCTCATTCACCATTAAAGCTGAGGCATTATTTCCTTTTATTTTTACTTGGTTGGAAGTTGCAAATTGATCGGCCTCATCTTCAAGAGCTTGGCGGATGATATTCTCATCAGCTACTTTAGTTTCCATAGATGAGAACGTGAAGTCTATTCTCTTTTTAAGATCGTTCAGAGAATCTTCTGATATAAGATCGGCTTGTTTTGCTACTAAGACTTGAAGAGCTCCAGGAGTTTTAGAAAATTCGTTAAGTTTGACGTCACTAATATCTCCAAACATTTCACCCATCCGATCCATATCTCTTGAAGAAGAATTTAGCTCTATGTTCTTTTGACTTGGCACTTCTGTTCTGGCCATCTTTATAGAAAGGTTTACTGTTTGAGCTAAGACTCTTTTCAAATCTTTCTTAAGACTATTGACACCACCCATTTTAACTTTATTAGTTGCGTTCTGTTTTTTAGCTTCTGGAAGTTGTTTATACTTTACCATTACGTCATTAATATATTTAGCTGAAGAGAATTCCAAAGCTTCTTGTATATCCTCTGAAATCTTTACTCCCTGCTCAACAATTAATGTTCTAGGAGTTTTCTTTTTCTTCTTGGAAGATAGTTCTACATCTTCCGGAGTAGACTCAATACCATCATCAAGATTATCATCTGGATTATCATCTGGATTATTGGTTTTAACATCGATAACCTCTTTGTTGTCCATTGCTTCACCTTCCGCTTTCTTTGGAAGGTTATGGGCTTTTCTAACATGATCCTCTAGCAATTCATCAGGAGTTATAATCTGAGCTTTAGCATAGCCGGTAATAACTTCCATAAGTTCTTTACCAGCTTCATCAGCAATTCCATTATGCGTAAGTTTAGGATAAAGAGATGGATCAATCTCATCTCCAAAGTTTAGTCGCATTAATTGTGGGATAAGTTGGTGGTTAAAAACATCAGAAATTTTATCAGCAATGTATTCAATACCATCTTTAAAGAAGTCTGCAGAAATTCCAGTAGAGGAGCCTACCGCAGAGTTCCCACCGATTCCCATTTCTAACCACATACCAACTAATGATCCCACTATTTCTTCGTTTTCAGATTTGATAGCAACCTGAACTTTTGAAGGATCATAAGTTCCTGTCTGATAATAATCTAAAGTGTATCCAGCGGGGGTAACAAAGAAAGCCTGCTCAGCTTGAGTAAATGCGGCAAGCTGTGAAATAGCATCGGTGTATTCATCCGAATCATATTCAACCCCTTCAGGCAATCCTAAATGGGGAACAGGAATTGCGGCCCGTTCTATACCGATCGCTTGAAGCTGTTTGTATAGAAGTTTTCTTTTGTAGTTGCCATACAGCATTCTACAAAAAGGATAGCCTGTATCGTTTCCTTTCTTTTCATTATAAAAGATAAGAAGATTTTCTGCAGGAATATCAACATCAATTTCAACTTCACCAGATTGTATCTGATGAATAAATTCTAAAATACCTTCGCTTGAGTATTTCCATTTGTCTAAAGTTCTTTGGTCTCTAAAGGCGATATTTAAAAGGCCCGTGTATGGGCCGAATTCTTTTGAGGTTCTATTTTTATGAATTACTTCAAACACAGAATGTCCATGCCATGGAAAAGTTAGTATCTCATCCAGCTTAGAAATAAATCCCTCAGGAAGATCATTAAAAATAATTTGTTTCATCAAGGCAGCAACGTCCATATCTTTTGATTCTGCCGAAGACGGTTCAATCTCCCAGACTGCAGATTTAATTGGATTAGATGTTGCATGGTAAAGTTTTCTAATTTGAGAATCAGACAAAAGCATCTTGGCGAAAGTCTCTTGGCCTTGCACTCCGTTTAGCGTCGAGATATAATCGTTCTCTACAATGTCCGCAGTGATTAAAGTTCCAGACCGGCCAATGGGTTTTAAATTGGCTTTAGGCTGCTCTTCTTTTTCAGTGAATTCTTCTACTGCCATCGATTCTCCGTTCTATCTTTATATGCACTAATTGTTGCCCGTGTCGGCGAAATTGTAAAACTAAATATTTAAGTTTGTCAATATAATAATCCTATTTACGTTTTATTTACAAAACATTTAGTATGCGTTTACCTTTATCCTAGATTTTCTTTTATCTCTCTTATTGCCGTCCTGCATTCTATATGGCTTAGCATCTTTATTAGCATCAGAAACTTTTGAATATGAGACCTTTTCCAAGAATTGAATTGCCTGAGTAAGAGCGTCAACTTGGTCGTCGTTCTTCCCATTAGGAAATACTTTGAGCTCTTCTACACATTGTTTTATCCATGGGCAAATTGAAGGATCGGGAAAATAAATATTTCCCGCCTTGAACAATGGGATTTGGCATTCAGCCCTTTCAACTTTTCCACCGTCTGGCTCTACTTCAATTATTCTTTTTACTCCTGGCCGTACTTCTCCATCGGCTCCCACATCTGGCTTTCTAAGCATTGAAATAATTCCTGGGCCATTAGCTTTGTCTTCAATTAGAAGGGCCTTAAAATCTGAGTGCATCTTTATAAAATACTTAACAGCATCAAGAGTCTTATCAAATCCCATTCTTGCGCGGACCATATCAGGTAGCAGATAAATATCTCCTGTCAATCTTTGTCTTGCCCAATGTTGGCCAACAACAAAATCGGTTTTCCTACCTTTAGTTTTTGATTTCTCTTTGAAAGTTAAATCCCATGAATGAACTTTATAATATAGGTCTTTAGGAATAGTTGTGTAATATTGAAAATATTCTTCTTTAAAGATAAGGCCTTCCGCGGGTGCTGGCCTTTGCTGGTACTGACCGGCATATCCTTCAGGATCCGCAAGTTCCATAGACTCCAACTCTTCTTCAGTATGTTTAAATGGCCATAGAGCTTCTCCCGCAAATCTAGGATCGTACTCTGATTGACCGTCCTCATTTATTGCCGGCAAATTAATATGAGAAAATTCTAACTCAGTTCCACCATCTAAAAGAAATCCTGCTGGATCATCTTCGTGGAGTCTCTGCATAATGATTATCATAGGCGTCTTTCTATCGTTTAATCTGGATTTAATTGTTTGCGGGAAACGATTATTAATTCCATTCCTTACTGTGTCTGAATTACTATCTTCAGGTTTTAAAGGGTCGTCAACTATTAAGGCTCCAGCAAAAACTTTACTTCCTAATTTACCAGCTCCAAATCCTGTTACGCTTCCGCCTGTTGCAGTCGCGGACATCTCACCACCGGCCGTGGTCTTCCATTTCTTTTTAGCTTGAGAATCTCTTTTAAATTCTATAGGCCATAGTTCTTGATAGTTCTCATGGGATAAAATTTCTCGCACCATAGAAGAGTTGGCCAAAGCTAAATCATCAGAGTATGCTAAATTAATAAACTCACAACCTGGATTCTTAGCAAATGACCATGCAGTAAAAATCTTTACTACAATTTCGGTCTTAGTATATCTGGGTGGGATATTGATAATAGTGTGTAAAAGTTTTCCTGTATGAATATCTTCTAAAACTTGGCATAAAGTTTTATGATGCCAATTGATTTCAAATTTTCTTTTATAAATATTTTTAAAGACCCATAGAACAAACGTAAAAAGATTTTCTTCAAGGGATCGTTTCAGTTCTTCGTTTTCAATTTGTTTAAGGGTGGGGAGTTCGAGCTCAGTCTCCATCATTGTTAATCTTTTCTTGGTCAGCTACCATTGTTTTTAATTGTGCTAACTGTTCTTTATTAAGTTTTGAAAGATTTAAAGTTTTGTTGGAGTTTACTGTGACCTCAGATTGTTTAGGCCGCATCCCCGTAATATGATCTAGGACCCAG